TTATAAAAAAAAGCAACGAAGTGCTGCCGTGGAAAAAGTTTAATTCTAATATGGCTATATCAGTAGAATATAATTTAGAATATGAATAGTGTTTATGATTTTATTGTTAAGCCTATTGGGGAAAGATATAACAATACAACCAAAGTAAACGATAAAGAGCTAATTTTAAATTGTAATATAGAATCTTTTAAATTTATAAATAGGCTTGCAAAAGTAATAGCTATTCCTAAAGCATATAATACGCCTATTAAAAAAAATGATGAAATTATAATTCATCATAACGTATTTAGAAGATATTACGACATAAAAGGCAAAGAAAAAAATAGTAGTAAATATTTTAAAAACAATCTTTATTTTTGCCAACCCGATCAAGTATATCTTTATAAAAAAAATAATAAATGGCGGTCATTTATGGATAGATGCTTTGTTAAGCCTTTATTAAATAATGACGATACAAGCTTAGAAAAAGAGCAAAAGCATATTGGTATACTTAAATATGGCAATAGCTCCTTAAAAGCACTTGAAATCAATCCTGGAGACGTCGTAGGGTTCACTCCTAATAGTGAATGGGAGTTTATAATAGATAATGAAAGATTGTATTGTATGAAATCTAATGATATTGTTATTAAATATGAATGTAAAAAAGACCAAACTGAGTATAATCCAAGCTGGGCAAAAAGCAGTTGAGGAATTAATTAAAGTAGCTAAAGAGGCAATTGTAGATTCAGAAGATGATATATCAGCAGATAGATTAAAAAATGCAGCAGCTACTAAAAAATTAGCAATATTTGATGCATTTGAAATACTTTCAAGAATAGAAACTGAAGAAAAGTTATTAGAAGATAAAAATACTAATCAAAAAACTTTTGGAGGTTTTGCTGAAACAAGATCAAAATAATGTATAAGCAAACACTATATTCAGTTATACCTGATTATGTAAAGCCTAATATATTAAAGAAAAAAAATAAACAAAAGAGTTGGGGATACGGGTATAACAAAGAGCACGATTTAATAATTATAAGTAAAACAGGCGAGCTCGGCGAAGTATATGATATCCAAGGCTTAAAAATAGGTCTACCATTAATACATAAATGCTTTAAAAGATCAAATAAAAAAGCTGAACAATATTGGCAGAAATTTGATTACCCTAAGCAATTGAAAAAAATTAAAAGTGTTTTTGACTGGAATAATTATCCAGACAATTTTAAAGAACAATGGTACGATTATATAGAAAATGAATTTAAATATAGAGAAGAGGGGTTTGCGTTTTATAATAACGGCAATGAAATTTACATTACTGGTACTCATTACATGTACTTGCAATGGACTAAAATTGACGTTGGGGCCGCTGAATTTAGAGAGTCCAATAGGTTATTCTACATTTTTTGGGAAGCCTGCAAGGCAGATAGTAGATGTTACGGAATATGCTATCTCAAAAACAGACGGTCTGGGTTTAGCTTCATGGCATCGAACGAAACTGTTAACCAAGCTACAATATCAAGCGACGCAAGATTTGGGATTTTATCAAAAACTGGGGCTGATGCCAAAAAAATGTTTACCGATAAAGTCGTTCCCATATCAACCAATTACCCTTTCTTCTTCAAGCCCGTTCAAGACGGTATGGATCGCCCCAAAACAGAGCTTGCTTACCGAGTGCCCGCCTCTAAACTAACTCGGCGCAAGATAGAAGTAGGTGAACAATTAGCGGACATTGATGGGCTTGACACTACAATCGACTGGAAAAATACAGGCGATAACTCATATGATGGGGAAAAATTAAAGCTTTTAGTGCACGATGAATCTGGCAAATGGGAAAGACCGGACAATATAATTAATAATTGGAGGGTCACTAAAACAACATTGAGGCTTGGGAGTAGAGTAGTTGGTAAATGCATGATGGGCTCTACATCAAACGCTTTAGATAAAGGAGGCGAAAACTTTAAAAAATTATATGAAGGATCAAACGTTACGAAGCGAAACCGCAATGGACAGACTAGCTCAGGATTATATTCTTTGTTCATACCTATGGAATGGAATTACGAAGGATTCATTGATATGTTTGGATTACCTGTATTCGACACTCCAGAAAAACCAGTAAAAAGTATTGATGGAAGTTGGATAGAAACAGGCGTAGTTGATTATTGGATTAATGAAGTTGACGGTTTAAAAAAAGATCAAGATGCTTTAAACGAGTTCTACAGACAATTTCCGCGGACTACTCAACACGCTTTTAGAGATGAAACAAAGCAATCTTTATTTAATCTAACTAAAATATACGAGCAGATAGATTATATTGAAGAAATAAAATATACCGGCCTTATAACGCAAGGGAATTTTCAATGGCAAGGAGGGATTAAAGATTCATTAGTTGAATTTCAACCTAACAATAATGGAAGATTTTTTATTTCATGGGTGCCTTCACAAAGTATGCAAAATAGATCTATATCTAAAGGCAATATGAGATACCCTGCTAATGAGCATTGCGGAGCTTTTGGATGTGACAGCTACGATATATCAGGAACAGTAGATGGGAGAGGATCTAAAGGATCGTTACACGGGCTTACAAAATTTACCATGGAAGACATCCCGCCTAATCATTTCTTTTTAGAATATATATCAAGACCTGATAATGCTGAAATATTTTTTGAAGATGTATTAATGGCATTAGTATTTTACGGAATGCCTTTATTAGCAGAAAATAATAAACCACGATTATTATATTATTTAAAAAGAAGAGGCTATAGAGGATATTCTATGAATAGACCTGATAAAGTTTATAATAAATTATCAATAACAGAAAGAGAAATAGGAGGAGTGCCCAACTCAAGTGAAGATATGAAGCAGGCTCATGCAGCTGCTATAGAATCTTATATTGATTCTCATGTAGGGTTTAACGGAGAAACTCACGGAGACTTATATTTTACAAGAACATTAAACGATTGGTCAAAATTTAATCTTAATAACAGAACAAAGCACGATGCTTCTATAAGTTCTGGGCTCGCTATAATGGCTTGTAATAAAAATAAATATGCTCCAGTAGCTAAAAAAGTTTTTAAACCAATGAACTTAGGAATAAAAAGATATAATAACGATGGTTCTACATCAAAAATAATTTAGATAAATGATTAATACTAATTATAACAGTTCATTCCCAGATCAGGTAGTACCTGATTCAGTAAAGAATAGTTATGACTATGGGCTACAAGTTGCTCAAGCTATAGAAAATGAGTGGTTTCGGCAAGATATTGGAGGCGAAAGGTATTTACAGAACTTTCAGAATTATCATAGATTAAGACTATATGCTAGAGGCGAGCAGCCAATACAAAAATATAAAGATGAATTATCTATTAATGGTGATTTATCTTATTTAAATTTAGATTGGAAAATTGTACCAGTAATACCTAAGTTTGTAGACATTGTAGTTAATGGCATGACTGATAAAGGTTATGAAATAAAATCATTTGCTACTGACCCATTTGCCCTTAAAGAAAGAACTGATTATGCCGCTGGTATTATGGAGGATATGTATTCAGAAAAATTTACTGAAAATATAAAAAACACCACTGGAGCTAATTTGTATAATACTAATGATCCAAAAAAATTACCTAAAAGTCAGGAAGAATTAGAAATTACCATGCAACTTACTTATAAGCAATCTGTAGAAATTGCTGAAGAAGAAGTTATTGAAAATGTTTTTGCTTTTAATAAATATCCCGACATAAAAAGAAGAATAGCTTATGATCTGGCAGTTTTAGGTATAGGCATATCAAAAACAAATTTTAATTTATCAGAAGGCGTAACTGTTGATTATGTAGACCCTGCTTCAGTAGTTTATTCTTATACGGAAGATCCTAATTTTGAGGATATATACTATGTAGGTGAAGTAAAAAATTTAAGTCTGTCGGAAATAAAAAGATTGTACCCACATTTATCTAATGAAGATTTAGAAGAAATATAAAAATACAAAGGGCCTACCAACTACAGTAATTATGTAAGAAATTATGGAGGGCAAAATGATGATAACTTAGTTTCAATATTATTTTTTGAATATAAAACGTATACAAATCAAGTGTTTAAATTAAAAAATACTGATCAGGGGCTAGAAAAAATATTAGAAAAAGACGACACTTTTGATCCACCAGAAAATGATAACTTTAGTAAAGTATCTAGAAGTATAGAGGTATTATATACAGGGGCAAAAGTTATGGGTATGAGTAAAATTATAGATTGGAAAATGGCAGAAAATATGACTCGGCCTAATTCTGATGTTACTAAAGTAAACATGAATTACTCTATATGCGCACCTAGAATGTACAAAGGGCGTATAGATTCTATCGTAAGTAGAATTACAAGCTTTGCTGACATGATTCAACTAACTCATTTAAAATTACAGCAGGTATTATCAAGAGTTGTCCCGGATGGGGTTTATTTAGATATGGATGGTCTTGCTGAAGTTGATTTAGGTAATGGCACAAATTATAATCCAGCTGAAGCGTTAAACATGTATTTCCAAACGGGTAGTATTGTTGGAAGATCTTTAACCCAAGACGGTGATTTAAATAGAGGCAAAGTTCCAATTCAAGAGTTGCAGTCTTCTAATGGTATGAGTAAAATTTCTGCTTTAATACAAACTTATCAATATTATTTGCAGATGATTAGAGACGTTACTGGTTTAAATGAGGCTGTTGATGGAAGCACTCCTGATAAAAAT